ACAAGCATACTGTCCCCATATCGACCATGAGTTGCCATCTGCTCGGCTGCGCCTTGCATTGGTCGATTCATCATTCGTTGGTTGTTCATTAGCTAGTCTCCACGCCAAAAAGGTTAAAACTTACGTTAGCTGCACTTGCATAGACTTTCATAACATCGTTCTGCCCAAGACAAATACCGATTACCACGGTCTGAGTAGTCTCAGCCGCAAGTGATTGATTATAGAATAAAAATTGCTTATCGTCTGCGCTTGCACCCGCAACATGGACGCTAACCCTAAACGTGATTGCACTACCTGACCTGTTACATATAACAAGAGAGCTTACTGTTGTCTGGGCAAGATCAGGTGTTGTGTATAAAACGGTAACCGTGGTAGCAGCTACATCTAGCTGACCAAGTATCTTGATTGCATCACTCATGAAGCACCCATCAGTAAAAATTGAAATCTACGCAAGGCAAGTGAACCTGTCTTGTCGCTTTGCCTTTTAGCAACTTCTATCTCATTATCTGCATTTGACAGCGCAAGCTCCAATGTTCTGCGGGTAACGCCCTCATTGAATTGGTTGTATTCTGGTGGTGCAATAGGGAGCGGGGCGCTAACTGTAGCCATTATCGTCTACCATCCTGTCTGACATCCAATCTAAGCGTTCCTAGCCTCCAACCGTACCCTTCACCTGTGCTTTCAATGCGAATGACTGGATGCCTTGATCTAGCCCGTATTTCAGACTGTGTTGTGCTTTGCGTGACTGTTGTTGTTGCAAGTACAGTTGAGTCCTGCAACGGATAATCTCGACCCTTAATGGTCATGTCTACAACAGGGTCAGAGCCTTTAAAGGAAAAGTCTGGAATAATCCTGTTCATGAACATAAATGCGTTTCCGTCACCAATCTCAAGATCACCTGACTCAATATATGCAGTTAAAGCTTCGCCATCTGCATCGTAGCCATTTTCATGCTCATATAGATAATTTGCATTTGTATCAGTAATAATAGAAGAAGCAAGCGGGTAGTCTCCCATCCCAGAGTCATACCATGCGCCTCTATCTAAAGTTCCGATAGACCAAAGGTTCTCCTCGTAATTAAAGGTAACGTAATTGGTTATCTCTGTGTCTCCAGTCCCTATGGGGTAATACCAAGTAACCTCTGAGTGAGCAGAGTTTTCAGCAGCAAATACTTTAAACGCTTGTCCCAGATTTAGGTTTGAAAACACATAATCTTTTACTGAGCAAGGCAACGGCTGAACTGCTCCGTTGTAGACAAAGAACCCGTTGTCAGCCATAAAAAACACCGATCCTCTAGAGTTAATAGCTGCACTGGGGGAAATCATAGAGGTGTCTGTGCTTAGTGTTGAGAAGTTAAATACAAACGGAGGCCCGACAAAGCGCATCGAGTGTAAGCTTACATCTGTAAATATTAGTATCTCTTCTCGCGCTTGAATCGCGCCAATAATTATTGATCCTGAGTTTATTCTTACGCCACCTGCTGTGTTAGTCGCTCTAGGAGTCCAGTCGATTGCATTCTGTTGATCTGAAAAGCGAATAAACAACGGGTCAATTGTTGATGATCCTATGGGGTTTACGCCAAAAGCAATTACATGCTGATCAATGTCAGACACCATAACCTGAAGTGCAATTGTTGGTGCGTCAGATTGACTTGCAATAGAAGATAAGGCTACAGCCCTATCGTCTAGACCACCTGATGTGTCATGGTAATATATTCCTCCACCTCTGACGTTAAAAACCAAGTCTTCTCCAAAGTTGTCTTGGCTGTAAAGCCTTAACTGGTTTCCAGAACTAATCGCGCTTGCAGAACCCCATCCTCCCGACCCCCATGCTGACGCTCCAAAACCTGTGCTTGAAACATAAGCGTTAAGGCCAGTGTTAATCTGGTAAGTTCCTACAGTGCTACTACCGCCATTACCTGTGTCGCTTGAATTGGCGGTTACAGTGTCTCCTGAAGTATCTTTGGCGGTGAACGTATAAATAGCCGATGTTGTTACTGAGGTTATCTCGTACTCTTGATTTAAAACCGTAGCTGTAATAGTCCCGCCTAGCGACACGGCATCGGTAAAGGTTACAAAGTCATTTACCACAGCACCATGACCCGCCTCTGTTACTGTAATCACAGACGATCCATCAGTTGCAGAAAACTGAGGGTCACCTGCGGATGTAACTAATCTTATGGGCGTAACATCGTTAAAGCTATTGCCTTCAGCTATATAGAACTTTAAATGCGTTCCTATGCCTATAAACTTTGTAAACCCTAAAGATGCCCATCTGTGGATAGACCTGCTTACCCCCAGAAAAGAAAGAGTGCTGAACTTCTGCCATCCACCTATTTTCTCAGGACGGCCTTGCCTAAATCTTATTTTGTCAGAATCGTACCAACCCTGATCGGCAGTGTAGTCTGTACCTTCCTTGTTGACTCCGGGAGAAAATTGTAGCTTTGTTAACATCTTATTCTCCGTTATTAACGACCATATCGCATATTGCGAGGCCCAAGGGGTGATCTAATCTGGCGGCTAGGGGTAAAGCTAGGCGACTGAATAGGGGGTACTGGCTGAGGGTTAAATTGAGCCGCAGGAATACCGCCCTTAGACGGCATCATTGCAGGCATTGTTGGCTTTACAGGCACAGGCTGAGGCGGCTTTACAGGCACAGGCGCAGGCCTCTGTACTGGCAAATTCATACCACCCTTGTTCGGCATCATTGCAGGCATAGGTTGAGCTTGCGGGATTGGCTGAACCATCGGCATAGGTGCAGGCATAGGTGCAGGCATAGGTTCCTGAACTGGCTCAGGCCTTGGCCCACCGAATGTCTGGTAATCAGTACCATAACCAGAAGACAGGTTAGGATCATATTGTCCTGTAAAATTATACCCGCCCTTTTGTTGCTGAGTGCCACCTTTCAATGGACTCATAGGCGGTTGAACAGCAGGCCGTAGATTACTTAACTCAGCAGGCGAAGGTAGGGCAGGGCCGCCTACATCATCATATCTTGGGCGGCTTTCAGGCATAGGTTGTTGAACTGGCGCAGGCATAGGCCCATAATTTCCACCTTTTGATGGATTCATAGGTGGCTGAACAGCAGGTTGCATTAGATTTTCTTGCGGTGGAGGATTTGGACTGCTACCAAACCCGCCACTGCTTGTGTTAGCAAGTGCATCTCGCCCTATTTGACGAAAATTTGGAGTTGTTGGACGATAAGGTTGGGCAGTGTAGTCAGGTCGCTGTGGGTTGTATCGACTGCTTGGAGGGGGAGCCATTCCTCCTATACCTCCTTTGGCATTGCCTCTAGACGGAAACCGTGGCCCTTCATTGTCTTGTGGTTGCCTTTCATATGGAGATGGCATGTAAGGAGGCCTTTGTTGACCGCCTTTGTTCCCAAGGGAGCCGCTACGCTGACCTGCTCGGCTATAATCTCCGCTTTGACCCATAGGGACTCTAAAGCCACCTTGACGATAAGGATTGCTGTAAGGCTCGCGATAAGGATTGTCGCCTGCCAAGAATCCTCCTCCCTGACCCTCACCTCCAGTCGTTGGTCTTCTGCTTCCGCCCTTACTCATTGATATTCCCCAGACCTAATCATGTTGGTGACCTCTAAAGCCCTATTTCCAACTTGTTGACTCCAGCGAGAGTCCATGAATTCATTTGCAGCTTCTTCGTATTGTTTCTTAGCCATTGCTTTTAAAGCATTTTTAAACTTTCTGAGTACAGTTTGACCTAGATTGAAGGAAATATCTATTAAAGCATCTTGTCTTACGGAGTCCATTCTGACAAACCAAGGGTATTCATCCTCAAGCTCTTTCCTTACTCTTAAGATGTCATTACCAAGGAGGTAGTTTATTTCTCGATCATCGAGTCCTAATCCTGTTTCAGATATGTTTCGGCCTACGCCAATAGTCTCGTAGCCGCCTGAGCAAACATAAACCTTGCTTCTAACACCTTCGTGTCTTTTTAGCATATCAAGAAGGCCTGATTCTTCGTTCAAAATTCCTGTCATCCTATTCAATAACTCCAAATACTTTAAACCCGATGTATAGGCCCATAGGCAGGATAACTAATCCTCCTGCACCCCAGAGCAGGGCTGTCCAAAACAAAGTAATATTTTTAGCTCTTTTTATTACCCTTATACGCTCTGCGCGTTCCCTGTTCTGCCTACACTCAACTTGAAACTTTAGCCAGTCGCTGTGCATATCTGCGCGGCCTGCGTAAATCATATATTCCTTGAGCCATGTCTCCTGCTCTTTAATCTTCTCCAGTTGCATAAAGCACTGTAATTCAGTCTTTCCGCCACTCTTATTAGCTTTCTTAGCTATTGCAGACTTGTTGTCAAAGAACTTGGTAGCTTGGTCGGCAACGTCATAAAGTTCTTTACCATTAGACAAAGCGCCTTTAATTACCTGAAACGCAGCATTAGCTGCCGCTATTTCGGCTAACATTATTTTTCTCTCTGAACGCCTTTGGCCTTTTCGTAAGACCTCATTGCACCCATACCTAACATACCCATAAGAACGGGGGTTAATAAAGAAGGGTCAACTTTCGGCACGGTAAACCAGATACCCAGTATTTGAGCAATAATTACGTTATATGCTAGGCCAACGCCCGCCACCCAACCAACGAAAGGTCGCCATCCGGCAACGAATAAGGACTTGTGAGCCGCTTCTACAGCGTTTACCGCTAACTGCCCCTTGGCTAACTCTGTAGCTTGTTTAGACGCTAGGGTGCTAATCTCATGCGCCAAGGCATTCTTCTGATCTTTGTCTTCGATAAACTTGTCAAGAAGACCTGTAACTGGGCCAATAAGACTGGATAAAATCGCCATCTACAACCTCTCTACAATAAACAACCCGATTATTAAGGGGTAAATTCCCCACAACATAAGTTCAGACCTTTTAAATCTTTCGCTACCTGAATCTAAGCGTTTTTCTATGTTGGTATACCGCACCGTACATTCTCTTTCGTGGGCTTCAAGTTTTAGTAATGCTTCTTTTACAGTTGCCATTTTGGAGCCTTTTAATCGTGTACTGGAACTTTTTTAGGGTTTACATATTTAGGAACGCAATACGCCATGACTGGCGTGTGGTACTTTTGGTGAGTTCCCTGAACAGTTAGCTGTTCTGCAAAGTACCTGCATCTAGTTAGACTAAACCAGTAAGAAGTGGCCTTTGGGTCTATGTCACCATTCACCATGACAACCAACATAAAGGCCAGAATCATCAGCTTGCGGTATAGCCGTTGCCTGCTGTAATAGCTGCGTTTGTGGCTGTCATGTCTTCACTGCCCCAATCATCTTTAGCTACCATCAACTCAAGATGCTGAGTGTTTCTATCTACACAGCCTTGTCGGTCTGCGGCATCTTCGTCAGCCATAGCATTACCTGCAATTACGTCTGTGATCAAAGTTACGCTGTCACCCATTGCTGAGTAGTCTTGTGCTAGTTGTTCTGTAGTGCGAGGTTCCATTGTCTTTATCCTTCTAAGGTTTCGATTCGTGCGGTTAATGCTGCGATAACAGCGGTTTGTTCTTGCATAGCTTTAACTAGGATTGGTACAAACTTACTGTACTGTAGACCCATTGATTTACCATCTTCAGCGTGACTAGAGACTAGGTTGGTCTTGTTGTCTTTGTTGTAACCTGCCGCTATTTCTAGGGCTTCTACATCTTGAGCCTTAAAACCAATGTCCAACCAATCTTCTTTATGAGTGCCATCAGTGGTAATGTTGTTTAAGTCTACCGTTGGGTCGTTAGCATCGCAGTATTGCGTTCTTTTGTCCCACTTGTATGTTAAGGGTGACAAAGCATTAACAAAGTCTAAGCCAAGGTCAAGCGCAGTAAAGTCTGTCTTGTCTCGCGCATCAGAGGCTACTGTCCAGTCTACTTGGATATTAGCTGTCCCTATTTGATTATCGCCTAGACAAATCCTATTGCTTCCTGTAGTAGTAGTACCGCCGGGACTTGTTCCTCTTCCTGCTTGATGCCCAAAAAACGCGTTGTTTCCTCCCGAACTTAGCTCATATCCCGCTACACCCCCAACAACAGTATTGGTTGCGCCTGTACACTGTTGTGCCGCCTGTGTTCCTATAGCTACATTGGTATCACCGGCGGCCGCAGATAAAGCCAGAGTTCCCATAGCGGTGTTGTTAGATGCTGTGGTGACTGCATCACCTGCCGCCCACCCAAAGAAAGAATTGCGAGTACCTGATGTTACATTAGCACCACAGTTTTGTCCCATTGCCGTGTTGTAACTGCCAGTCAGCGCACCTGACAGACAGTAGCTTCCAACAGCGGTATTATCAGTTCCCGTTGTGTGTCCACCCAAGGACATGTGACCTACTGCAACAGCGTTAGTTCCAGTGGTAATAGCGTCACCTGCATTAGCACCTATTGCGGTGTTGTTAGATG